CATCGACAACGTCGCGAAGTCGCTCTTGGACGCCATGCGCGTCGGCAAGGTCTACCGCGACGACAGCCAGGTGCGGCGCCTGCGACTGGAGTGGGGGCCGGTGACGCCCGGCGGTCGCGCCGTCGTCTGCGTCGGGCGCTACGAGCCGGACGGCAACCTGATCCTGGCGCTGGCCGAACGGGTGTATCAACTGGACCATGGGTGCGGAACACCGCCCGGGCCCGGGACGCAAGGCCGCAGCTTGGAAGACGGAAGAGGTGCAATAGCCTTGAACCCGCGTCACATTTAGACGGACAATCGGTGCCGTATGCCTACGGCTCCGAAGAGGTACCGGGCTCATGTAACCCCATCACCGAAGCGTGAGGGCTCGACTGCGCGCGGCTACGGTGTGGCCTGGCAGCGACTGAGAGAGCAGGTTCTCAATGAAGAACCTCTCTGTCGTCACTGCCGTTTGCAGGGCCGGATCATGCCCGCCAGTGAGGTCGATCACATCGTCGCCAAGGGCGACGGCGGCACTGACGATCGATCCAACCTCCAGGCCCTCTGTCGTCGCTGCCATGAGGAGAAGACGGCACTGGAGCGTGTCCTGAGGACCTCAGTGGCACGAGCCGACAGCCGCCACTCTGGCAGCCGGCAGGGGTAGGGGGGCCAAAGACCTAGGGCGGCCGGCACCCAGACCGTAGGGGGACCCGCGCACATTTTTCGGCTGGTTTTTCGTTTTCGTGAGGGGTCAGGAATGGGAGCGAGGGGGCCAGCGCCAAAAACCGTACACGAACTGAAACTCCGCGGCACGTACCGCGAAGACCGGCACGCGGCGCGCGCGATCATCCCGAATCCGACCGGCACGCCGACGAAGCCGAAGTCGCTGACGGGCGAGGCGTCGAAATTCTGGGACGAGATCGTGCCGCAGCTCGTCGAGGCCGGCTCGGTGCGGCGGCTCGACGTGAAGGCGATCGTCGTCGCCTGCGAAGCCTGGGCGTTGTACCGCAAGGTCCTGGCGAAGGTGAACCGCTATCCGTTCGTCAAGGATTACCGCATGGCGTATCGGGCCTATCACGCGTCGCTGCAGGAGTCGATCCGCAAGCTGGGCCTGTCGCCGGCGGATCGCGCGCGGCTCGTGGGCAATGGGCCGGCGCCGGTGCCGGAATCGCCGACCAGCATTAGCGGTTTCGCACGGAGGCGGGTGTGACGATCGACGCGGCCACCCGCCGGTGGATCCGCAACGCGGCCGACGAACGGGCGGCGGCCAACGGGTGCACGTTCGACGAGGCCCGCGGCGAACACGTGCTGAACTTCGCGCGGAAGTATCTGCGCCTGTACGAGGGCGACAAGGCGGGCCAGGTGCTTGAGCCGATGGGCTGGCAGGTCGAGGTGACGATGCGGTTGTTCGGCTGGGTCCGGCACAGCGAACGGTGGGGGCGACTGGTCCGCCGCTTCCGCTCCGCGTCCGTCTGGATCCCGAAGAAGAACGGCAAATCGCCGACCTTGGCCTGGTGGGCGCTGTACCTGCTATGTGCCGACGGCGAGATGGGCCAGAAGGTGTACCTGGGCGCCGTCGACGGCCAGCAGGCCCGCGACATCGCCGGCCGGCACGTCATCGAAATGGTGACGCAGTCGCCCGACCTGATGGCCGAGTGCACGATCAACAAGTCAACGGCTGTGTGCTGATCGACGAGACGCACGTCGTCAACCGCGACTTCATGGGCCGCGTCAGCCGCGCGGGTATCAGCCGCAGCGAGCCGTTGACGCCCCTGGAGGTGTCGACCGCCGGCGACGACCCCGACGGCTACGGCAAGGAGCGCTACGACTACGGCCGTTCGGTCAACGAGAACGGCGGCAACGAGCAACTGTTGTTCGTCGACTACTCGGCGCCGCAGGACGTCAGCGACGAGCGGCTGGCCGCCGACCCGGAGAAGTTCGGGCGGCTCGCCAACCCGGCTTGGAATGAGACGATCGACCCGGCCGAGTTCCGCGCCGACTACGAGACGTCGAAGGTCAGCCTGCCGGAGTTCGCCCGGTTCAAGATGTACCGGCTGAACATCTGGCAGAAGACGACCAACCCGTGGTTGCGGGCCGGCGATTGGGACAAGTGCCGGCGCGAGTACACCGCCGAAGACCTGCGCGGCCTGCCGTGCTGGGCCGGGCTCGACTTGTCGAAGACTCGCGACCTGTCGGCTCTGGTGTTCGTGTTCAAGTGGCAGGCTGGTTACCGGCTGTGGCCGCTGTTCTTCATGCCCGAGGAGACGGCGCGCGAGCGCAACAACAAGAAGCCGTTCCTGCAATGGGCACGCGACGGCCTGATCACGCTGACGCCGGGCAACACGGTCGACTATGGTTTCGTGTCAAACGCGTTCAAGGACGCATGCGACACCTTCGACGTGCGGGCCCTGTTCTACGACCCGTGGCAGGCGGAAAAGGCGACCCAGGAGCTCGAGCAGGGGCTGTCGATCGACGGCAAGGTGATCGTCGAGGGTACGGGCGTGCCGCGGACCGAGTTTCGCCAGACGATCGCCAGCTACGCGCAGCCGACCGAAGAGTTCGAGAAGGCGATCCTCGACGGCCGGCTTGAGCACCCCGGGCACGCGGTTCTCGACTGGCAAGCCGGTCACGTGATGGTCTACTGCGACGCCAACCGCAACAAGCGGCCGATCAAGCCGAAGCCGCACGACTGGAAGTCGATCGACGGCGTCGTAGCCGGAATCATGGGCCTGGCGGCGGCGCTGCAAGCGCCTGACCATACGGGCGGGGGGGTCGAGATTTGGTAAAGGACTGCGCCGCCGTGACGGGGTTCGCGCTGCTGATTACCGGAGTGGGGCTGCTGTCCGTGCCGGCCGCCCTGATCGTCGCGGGCGGGTTGCTCTGCTCGGCCGGCGTGTGGGGGTACCACCGTGATCCTCGATAAGCTGTTCGGGCCGGCGCGGCTCGCGAGTGTCGGCCCGTCGTATGCGCTGTCGGAACTGACCGGCGGGCGCCGCAGCGCGTCGGGTCAGGACGTCGACGAGGAGTCGGCCCTGTCGCTGTCGGCGGTGTTCAGCGGCGTGCGGCTGCTGTCGGAATTGGTCGGCACTTTCCCGCTGCACGTTTACCGCCGCGACGGCGAGCGCTCGAAGGTCAAGGCCGTGACCAATCCCGCCTATCCGGTGCTGCACGCGAAGCCCAATCGGGAGATGACCGGCAAGACGGCCCGTCAGACGCTGGAATGGAATCGGCTACTCGGCGGCAACGCCTTTGCCGAGATCCAATGGACGCTCGGCGGCAACGTGCAGGCGTACTGGCCGCTGGAGTTCTGGCGGGTGCAGATTCGCCGCGACGACAACGGCCAGGGCGACCTGTTCTATTGGGTGGACAACGAGCGGCGGGTCGAGCCGGAGGACATGCTGCACGTGCCGCTGGTGAGCTGGGACGGGACGTGCGGCCGGTCGTTCCTCGACTACGCTTGCGAATCGCTCGGCATGGCGGTCAGCGCGCAGGAGTTCGCCGCAACCTTTTTCGGCAACGGCTCCCGCCCCGGCGGGCGGCTGGTCCATGACGGGAACCCGCCCGAGCAGCAGCGCAAAACCTTCCGCAAAACCTGGGAGGAGACGCACGGGGGGCCGGCGAACCAGAACCGCGTGGCGGTGTTGTGGGGCGGCTGGAAGTGGGAGGATGACGGGACGTTCGAGCCGCAGAAATCGCAGCTGCTGGAGACACGCCGGTTCAGCACCGAGGAGGTTGCGCGGTGGCTGAACATTCCGCCGCACATGCTGCGCGACCTGACGCGGGCGACGTTCAGCAACATCGAAGAGCAGGGCATCGACTTTGTCACCACGACGATTAACCCGATTGTTGTGGCTTACGAGCAGGAGTACGACCGCAAGCTGCTCAACCCGCCGCAAACGTTCTGCAAGCATAACCTCGACGCGCTCCTGCGCGGCAACAGCAAGGACCGGGCGGAGTTCTACAGCAAGGCGTTCGGGATCGGTGCGCTGAGCGTCAACGACGTGCTCGAGCGCGAAGATTTGAATTCCATCGGGGAGTTGGGCGACCTGCGGTTCGTGCCGGTCAACCTGCAGCCGCTGGAGGCCGCCGCCCGGCTGGCCGAGGGACCGCCCGAGCCCGATCCCGAGCCGACACCGCCGACACCGCAGCCCGAGGAGCCGGTCGAGCCCGAAGAGCCGGCGGCGCCGCCGGCGACACCCGGGCCGGCCGAGGCGGCCATGCGGTCGCTGGTCGCCCACACCCTGGAGCGGATGGCCCGGGTCGAGGCCAACGCCCTGCGGCGGGCGGCTGAGAAACCCGCCAGGCTGTTCGGATGGCTGGACGACTTTTATCCGCGCCACGAGGCCAACCTGGCCGAGGCGTTGGCGCCTGTGGTCGCGGCGGCCCAGACGCTGGCGACGCCGTGCGAGCCGGCCGCCGTGGCGGCCGCCGCGTGGTGCCGCGCGTCGCGGGAGATGATCGAGCGACTGTCCGAGACGGCCACGCCCGCGGAGTTCCCGTCGGCCGTGGAAGCGATGTTAGCGAACTGGAGTGACCGCCATGAATCTTGAGTGGGTGTTGGAGTCCGGCGACTGGCTGCAGGTCGGCGCCGTCGGCCGGCCCGTTGGCGTTGACCGCAAGGCCAATGTGCTGCGCGGCTACGTCGTCATGCAAGAGGGGCCGCTGAAGACGCCGGGCCGCGGTGAGATCGACGAGCCCGCCCTGCAGGCGATTGTCCGATTGGGCAACGCTGAGCCGAAGGGCGTCAAGTCACGGTTCACGCACCCGGACATGAGTAATGACGGCCTGGGCAAGTACCTCGGCCGTTCCCGCGACCTGGCGATGGACACGGCCATCGACGCGCGGACAAAGCGGACCGTGCTAGCCGTCCGCGCGGATTTGCACTTCGATCCGACCGCCCTGGCCGAGCCGGTCGGTGGCGGCATTCCCTTGGGCACCTACGTGATGGATTTGGCCGAGAGCGACCCCGACGCGGTGTCGTCGTCGGTGGTGATGCGCGCCAAGCTGGAGTATCGCCTCAACGACGACGGCACGCGCAAAATCGATGCGAACGGCGACCCGTTGCCGCCATTGTTCCGGCCGACCGAGTTGCATGCGTCCGACGTGGTCGACACCGGCGATGCTGTTGACGGCATCCTGTCGGCCGATCCGCAGTGGGCCGGGCTGTGGCGCGTCGAACAGGTCTTAGAGCGGTCGTTCGACGGCTCGACGCGCCGGGAGATTGAGGAGCGATGCGGCGCATTCCTGCGGCGATTCCTCGACCGCAAATTCGGCCCCGACGTCGACGTCCTGCGCCGCCGCCTGGCCTTACGCGGAAAATCCTCTTGAACCCGCGTCACGATTGCGGGGATAATTAAGAATCCACCGACGGGCCGACGCCCGGCCGGAGCACACTTCAGCGAACCACGCACGCCGTCGCGGGCGCGATCGCTGGCAGGTCGTGTTTTTTTAACACGGCCGCCGGGGTCTGCCCGCGACGGCGTTTCTGTTCCCCGGCGGCCACTTTTGAGGGACCGCCAGTGCCGAAAAGCATCAAAGAGCTCGCCGAGGAGCGATCGAAGCTCTTCGCCGACAACAAGGCCCTGCTCGACAAGGCCGAAGGCGAGGGCCGGACGCTGTCCGCCGACGAGCAGGCGGAGTGGGACCGCCGCGACGCCGAGATGGACAAGCTTGGCGCGGAGCTCAAGTCGATCACCGACCACGAGACGCGCAAGCAGCGGCTCGCGGCGTTGGAGCAGGAGCAGGGCCGCCCGCTGCCGCGTCAAACCAGCTCCGCCGGTGGGGCGCGGACGAAAACCGCGGCCGACGGCGAGCCGCTGACGCTCACCTACGGCCGCCGGGAGTTTTCCCTGGAGCCGGAGCACCCGCTCTATTCGCGGGCGACCCGGGATTACAACGCCGGTTTCCGCACCTACCTGACCGCCGACAAGCGGCCCGACGTCCACCAGCTGGGACTGCAGGTCGCCAACGACCCGAAGGGCGGCTATCTCGTCGGCACGTCGTTCCTGTCGATGCTGATCAAATTCATCGACGACGACGTGACGATGCGTCGGTTGGGCACGGTGCTGCCGCCGACCACGGCCAAGAACGTTGGCGCGTTGTCTTTCGACACCGACTACGCCGACGCCGATTGGTCGGCCGAAGTGCCGGCGACGGACATCGCCGAGGACGACGCGGCGCGGTTCGGCAAGCGGGAGATGACCCCGCACATGCTGACCAAGCTGATCAAGTGCAGCAAAAAACTGCTGCGCTCGAACACGTCGATCGGCCTGGAAACCTTCATCGCCCAGCGGGCCGCGTACAAGTTTGCCATCACGGAAAACAAGGCGTTCCTCACCGGGTCGGGCTCTCAGCGACCGCTCGGCGTGTTCGTGGCGTCGGACGACGGCGTGCCGACGTCCCGGGACGTGACGGCGACCAACACGACGAGCTTCACGGCCGACGACCTGATCAACCTCAAGTACAGCCTCAAGCAGGCGTACCAGAGCCGCGCGACGTGGCTGTTTCACCGCGACGCGATGAAAATGTTGCGCAAGCTCAAGGACGGTAACGGGCAGTACCTCTTCGCGCCGGGCCTGGCCGGCACGCCCGACACACTGCTGGAACGGCCGATCGTGCTGGACGAGAACGCGCCAAACACGTTCACAACCGGCCAGTACGTCGCGGCGTGCGCCGACTTCTCTTACTACTGGATTCAGGACTCGCCGGACTGGGAAGTCGAGCGGCTCGACGAGTTGTTCACCCTGAAAAATCAGATGGGCTGGCTGTTCCGCAAGGAAACGGACGCAATGCCCGTGTTGGCCGAGGCGTTCGCCCGGCTCAAGTTGGCGTAATCCTCGGAACCAACGGGAGGCACGAGCATGCTTTTGGACGGACTGCACAACGGCGTCAAGTATACCTGCGCGATCCCGCCGATTGCCGCGATCACCGACAACACCGCGACCGTGTCCAATATCTGCGACACGAACGGGTTTACGCAAAACGAGTTCATTGGCGTCATGGGCGCAATCGCTGACGCCGACGTGACCTTCACGCTGCTGGTCGAGCACGGCGACGCGTCCAACCTGTCCGACGCCGCGGCCGTGGCCGACGAGTTTCTGCTCGGCACCGAGGCCGGCACCATCACGTCGGGCGCGGCGGTCAGCGGCGGCGCCCCGGGCTTCGCCGACGACAACAAGACGTTCAAGATCGGCTACATCGGCCCGAAGCGCTATTTCCGCGTGACACTGACGCCGGCGAACAACTCCGGCAATATTTTCCGCGCGGGCGTGTTCGCCCAGTCGGGCGCGCGCAAAGAGCCGTTTACGGCCCAAGTGGTCTAAGGGGGGGGGCGACATGGCGTTACCAGTGGGACACCACCCCGGCCGTGCGGCCATCGGGCAGGACGGCCTGCTCTACGACAACAAGGGCAACGTGCTGGCCATTGCGTCGGGCACTGTCACCCTCGATGGCACCAACCCGACCGACGTGGTCACCGGGTTGACGTCGATTGTTGGCGCGGCGGTGTCGCTGAAGCAGGCGACGACGCCGGGCGACGACCCGTCCTGGCTCAGCTGCGACTGGTCGGGCGGCACGCTGTCGATCTACGCCTGGAAGAACACCGGCGGCACCGATCCGACTTTGGTGGCGTCTACCAACAACACCGCCGTCGTCACGTGGATGGCGCAGGGGCAATAGTCAATGGCCGATCTGTCGATCACCGCCGCCAACGTCACGGCGACCAGCTCCCAGCCCCGCTCGTCCGGGATCGCCGGCACGACTATCACGGCCGGGCAGGCCTTGTACGTCGACGCGACCGACTCGAACAAGCTCAAGCCGGCCGACGCCAACAACGGCGTCGAAAAGGCGGCCGTCGCCGGGATCGCCCTCAACGGCGCCGCGTCCGGCCAGCCGGTGGTCTACCAGACGGGCGGCACGATCACGATCGGCGCCACCGTTGGGATCGGCGCGATCTACGTGCAGTCTCGCACGCCCGGCGGCATCTGCCCAGCGGCCGACTTGCTGCCGAACGACTACGTGACGATCATCGGCGTCGGCACGACAGCCACGACATTGAGCCTGCTGTTCAACAACACCGGCTCCGTCACGGGACTGCAACAGCAATAGCCGGGAGGTCGCACATGGGCCTCGTGCTGGTGACCGCCCCGGCGGCCGAGCCGGTCAGCCTCGACGAGGCGAAGGCGCAGTGCCGAGTCGGCGACACGGCCAGCGACGCCCTCCTGACGCGGCTGATCACGGTGGCCCGACACTACTGCGAGGAAGAGACACGCCGGGCGCTCATCACCCAGACACGCCGGCTCACCCTCGACGATTTCCCGGTGACGCCGATCCGTCTGACGCCGCGGCTGCTGACGGTCGTCAGCGTCGTGCACGAGGACGCCGACTTCGACGACGTGGCGCTCGACGGCGACGACTACGCGCTGTCGGCCGACGAGGAGCCGGGCCGGCTCACGCCCCGCCTGGAGTGGCCGACGACGAGCGGGCGCCCGGGCAACGTGCGGGTAACGTTTACGTGCGGCTACGGGGCCGCGGCGTCGAACGTGCCGGAGCCGATCCGTCACGCAATCCTGCTGTGCGTCACCCACTGGTACGACCACCGCGGCGACGACGACCCGCCCGACCTGCCGCCGGCCGTCGGCCGGTTGCTGCTGCCTTTCACCGTGCAGGAGGTCGTGTAACATGCCCGACCGGTTTGAATTTAGCCGCGGAGTCTCGGCGCCAGCGGCGAAGGCCGTGGCCGTGACGCCGCACGACAGCAACGAACTCGCGGACGTGACCCGCGCGCTGTACGTTGGCGGCGCCGGCAATGCGGTAGTTCAGTTCGGCGACGACTCGGCCACCGTAACACTCACCGGGCTGCAGGCGGGCGCCGTCTACCCGTTCCGGGTGCGAAAAGTACTGTCCACGGGCACGACGGCCACGGCGATCGTGGGGCTTTACTAACGTGTTGGGCATCGGACTGTCGCTGACGACGCTCCGGCAGCGGGCCGGGCTGCCGCCACCGTCTTACCTCGGCGCCGACTACGAGGACATCGCCGGCCTGCCGCCGCCGGCAGATTCGCTGG